CTCCGGAATAGAACCCCCCAACGGGAAATTTTGCGTACGAGGTGTGCAACACTGCGATAAACAAGCAAATCTAATGATCGCCATACATTCACTGTATGATATCTCTATTATGGAATTAGCCCTAGCCTTCCATAAACACGGAGCGCAAGAACTCCGCGCTTTTATGCATATGCACCCCGCTTGCCTCGTCACCGATAAATTCTCAGATTCACAAACAATGACCAACTTCACCATTAAAAATGGTATGATTAGGATCAGCTTCGCCGATGACGAAAGCTTCGCGTACGAACACAATGCTGATATTTTCAAATTCTATCACGCACATTCGGGATTCTCCACCCCTTTCGGATTTGGCCTCACTATCGAGATCACTCACAGGTACGGCAGCAACACTGCGCTCACTATTTCCCGTACCGACCTTTCCGGTCATTTGACCTCAGATATCTCCATGTCCCATATGAACGTCATATTTGTACCAAACATCCCGGAGTTATGTAAACAAAACCGCATGAGGAAAGTTACGACTATCGCGGCAGACCGATACATGGTTACAAAACTATTCCGATATCTCTCAGCGCGTGATCCTAAACAGCTTAATCACCGTGTGGCTTTTTCCTACGCCCGAGGACAATGCCGGCAAGTGACGCTCGGGAACGTTATTATCGATCATGCTTGGGACATCAGCCTTGAAGACTTCGATACCGTGGTTCTTAGTGTTTACATTATGGCCAAATTATACGCCCTCAGACACACCTTTATCGAGTGGCGTACCACCGAAGCAATTGAGGAACTCACCCACGTCAAGAGTTACTGGGAGCGCAAATGGCCTAAGATCACAAAGGCGATTAAGAGAACATTCGAAGGCATAGAAGATTTTATGGTTGGTGAAAAACTGATCCCATTGCTTAGTCAACAAAGCGATTTTAACGTCTTTGCAGACCTTGCCTTCGAGTTCTTCCGCGACTCTGAGCGGAGCGACTACGTCCTTACAGACAACATCGTACGAGAGGTACAAAACACAATAACCCCCCCCACTACAACCTCGATGCTGAAAGCGATGCTCGCCACATACGCGCCACCTCCCAAAACAAAAGTCAAACGACAGGCTCCTCTACCCCCTGCCCTCCCGATTAACCACGAATTCCATGCAACAGTGGTTGAACCAGAAATACAGCTCGTGAAAAGCACTAAAGCTGTCACATTCAAAGACCCGATTGCGGAAACGCGTGTGATTACACCGCCAACACCCTCCAAAGTAGTTGATGCCCCCGAAGTTCCGAAACTTAGTTTTCCTAAGACCCTCACCTTCGATAAATCCGACAACAATTCGTGCTTGTACTACGCATTGTTCGGTCCTGACGCCGACCGCGTGGGTATCACCAATGAGCTTATCAACATGCTCACAACAGAACTCGACAATAACCCTGATCTTGCCACTTTCCTATTAGATTATGCCCACGGTAAATACCCG